GGTTATTTCGGACCTCGTCTGTCAGCTAGCGTCAGCGCCGGACATTCTAAGCGCCAAAGATGGCAAATGCAAGTATTTTCCCTATAGATACCTATATATGCATAACTGCCACAAATGTGTGTAAAGTCGATTTAATTTCCTATTAATTCAGGTTGCCATTAATTACTACCAAACAAATCTCTGAAGTGTTGGGTGTTAGCCCAGCGCGTGTTAGCCAAGTAAAGAAAACAGGCAGACTTGACGGAACATTTAGGAAGAAAGGGGCAACTACCTATTACGACCAAGACTCTGCGATTGCTGCCTGGAACGGCGAAATCCCGCAGCTTATCAGCAGAGTCTCTGGATCGGATCAAGAGATTCCTAGCTTTAACGAGTCGCGTGCAAAGTCAGAGCATTTTCGTGCAGAACTAGCGCGACTGGATCTTGAGGAAAAAGAGGAAAAGTTATGCGAGGCAGAGAAGGTCAGGAGGGAAGCCTTCTCACTTGCGCGATCTGTGCGCGATGCTGTGAACACCATCCCGGATCGAGTGGCGAATCAATTTGCAGCCGAAACTGATCCTGTTGTTATCCACCAAGCGTTAACAGAGGAAATGCGTAAAGCGTTGGAAAGGTTGACCGATGGATGATGGAGCAAAGGTTTATCAGAACGCATTCCTTGAAGGGTTAAGGCCTGACCCTGATCTGACTGTTTCTCAGTGGTCGGATAAGTATCGAATGTTGAGCAACAAGGCGTCGTCGGAGCCAGGGCCTTGGAGGACGGATCGAACTCCGTATCTGCAAGAGATTATGGATTGCATGTCGTCGGGCAGCTCAATCCAAAGAGTTGTGTTTATGGCTGGAGCGCAGTTGGGCAAAACTGAGTCGATCAACAACGTCGTGGGTTACATGATTGCCCACGCACCTGGCCCAGCTTTGTTTGTCCAGCCGACGATTGAGATGGCGAAGAGGCTGTCAAAACAGAGGCTTGATTCATTAATTCATGAGACGCCGTGTTTGGCGGAGAAGATTGCACCTGCCAGAAGCCGAGACTCAGGCAACACAATGTTCAGCAAGGATTACCCAGGAGGGATTCTGTTGTTAACAGGGGCAAACTCTGCGACGGGTTTGCGTTCTGCTCCTTGCCGCTGGGTGCTGCTTGACGAGGTCGATGCGTTCCCTGCTGACGTTGACGGAGAGGGTGACCCTTGTGCCTTGGCAGAACGACGGGCTTCAACGTTCTCACGTCGAAAAATCATTCTGACCTCAACGCCAACAATCAAGGACATGAGCAGGATTGAGACGGAATATTTGGCATCTGATCAGCGTCGGTATTTTGTTCCCTGCGTGCATTGCGGGCACATGCAGCATCTGCAGTGGAAAAACATCCAGTGGCGTGACGGCGACCCAAGGACAGCGGCTTACGTCTGCGAATCTTGTGGAACGCACATTGAAGAGCATTACAAGAGCGAAATGCTTCGGAAAGGCGAGTGGCGAGCCACGGCCACGTCAGAAGACAAAAGAACAGCAGGATTTCATCTGTCCAGTTTGTATTCGCCGCTGGGTTGGAAAAGCTGGCAGGAGATTGTGACTGAGTTTTTACGTGCGAAAAACGATGCTCCGTTGCTAAAAACGTTTGTCAATACGGTGCTGGGCGAAACTTGGGAGGAAGAGGTCGGGGCAAGGCTTGGCGCAGAAGGTTTGCGTGAGCGTGCCGAGTTTTACCCTGCCAGTGAAATTCCAGACAAGGCAAGCATTGTTACGGCTGGAATTGACGTGCAGGACAATCGCGTTGCTGTGGGAATTTATGCGTACGCCGAGGGCGAAGAGTGCTGGTTGATTTCACACGATGAGATCTATGGCGACCCTGCAGGGCCAAAGCTCTGGGAACAGGTTGACGACGTAATTTTTAGAAAGTACAAACGCAACAACGGGGACGAGGTCAAGCTTGCTGCTGTTGGGATTGACAGTGGCGGCCATTTCACCAGCGAGGTCTATGCGTTTTGTCGTGAGCGAATGAAGCGCAACGTTTTTGCGTTGAAGGGTCAATCTCAACGCAACAAGCCTGCGATTGGTAAGCCAAGCAAGGTTGACATCAACTATCGCGGCCAAGTGCTTAAAAACTCTGCCGAGGTGTTTCCTGTTGGAGTCGATACGATCAAATCAACGTTGTTTGGACGTTTAAAGCACAACGAAGAAGGTGCTGGCTACATTCATTTTCACGCAGAAGCCAGTGAAGAATATTTCAAGCAACTTACGTCAGAACGTCAAGTCGTCCGTTATGTCAAGGGTTTTGCGGTGCGTGAGTGGAAGAAAAAAGCTGGCGATCGCAACGAAGCGTTGGACTGTTTTGTTTATTCCTACGCAGCATTGAATTTTTTATATTTGCGTTACAACCGACATTCAATTTTTGAACAATTCAAGAAAGCAGCGATAAAGGCCGAGCCTAAGGCTGAAAGGAAGGTAGAATCTGAATATCAGCCATTGCGACGACGTAGTGCGCGTCGTCCTCAGCAGTCCTTCGTTACCAACTGGTGAGCATTCTTGTTCCTGAAATTGTTAACGCAGGCGACACGGTCATTTTTGACGTGCCTGCTTTTAGTGATTCGATAGGCACTCAGATCGACAGCGCAAGCTATGCCTTGACGTGGTACGCCAGAACGAACACAAACCAGGAAGGCGCGACAATTACAGGTGCAGCTGAAAGCGACGGTTGGCGTGTCACTTTGCCTTCAAGCGTAACCACAGGTTTTGACGCTGGGCTGTGGACATGGCAAGCAATTGCTTCTTTGGGTGGCGTTCAATACACAGCAGGCCGAGGCCAGTTCACTGTTAAAGCCACTCTTAGCTACACAGGGCATCCGGGTGCATTTGACGATCGATCAAGAGCAAAGATTGATCTTGACTATGTAGAGGCTGCAATCAGAACGTTGTCTCAAGGCGGTCTTGTTCAGGAATATGCAATTGGCGGGCGAAGTTTAAAGAGATACAAAATGGTTGAGCTGCTGCAATTGCGTGATGCTTTGCAAGCTGAGGTCAACGCCGAACGTCGGGCTGAAAAGATCAGGCAAGGGCTTGGTAATCCTGGCCTAGCCAAAGTGAGGTTTGTTTAATCATGTGGCCTTTCCCGCCAAAACGCAAAGTTGCAAGACGCAACTACGCAGGTGCTCAAATGAATCGCCTGACATCCGATTGGATTAGTCAGGGCACAAGCGCCGATTCGGAAGTAAAAAACAGCCTGCGTGTTTTACGCAATCGTGCTCGGTCTCTTGTTCGCGATTCAGATTTTGCAAAATCTGCGTTGCGTGCTGTTAAAAACAACGTTGTTGGCCAAGGGATTAAGCATCAAGCGCAAGTGCGAATGATTCGAGGCGGTCGCCTTGATGAACGCTTAAATCCAATCATTGAGCACGAATTTAAGAAATGGAGCAAAGCCAAGAACTGCCACGCAGGTGGCACCTTGTCTTGGCCGCAAATTCAGCAGCTGTGCATTGGCAGCATGATTGAGTCGGGCGAAGTTTTTGTTCGCCTTGTCCGCCAATCTTTTGGGGATAGCCGCATCCCGTTGGGGTTAGAGGTTATTGAGGCAGATTTGCTTGATGATGATTACACCGGCTTTGAGCCAAACGGCAATCGCGTTCGTATGGGCGTTGAGATTGACGAATGGTCAGCCCCAGTGGCTTACCACTTTTTGAATTATCACCCTGGTGATTATCAGTTTAGTTACGCCCAAATTGCTAAGAAACGTCGCACGCGAATCCCTGCCAACGAAATCATTCATTTGTATTCCGTTGACCGCCCTGGTCAAACCCGTGGGGTAACTGCATTTGCTTCGGCAATTATGCGGTTAAACAACTTGCGTGGCTACGAGGAGGCAGAAATTATTGCTGCACGTTCAAGCGCAGCAATGATGGGCTTTGTTCGTACTCCTGATCAAGAGCTGTTTGAGGATGGCACTTATCAAGAGGAGTCTGTTCTGGACTTCTCTCCTGGCAGCATCCGTCGCCTTGCCCCAGGAGAAGATATGCAATTCTTCTCGCCTCAGCGCCCAGACGATGCGTTTACACCGTTTGTGGCGCAGATGTTGCGTGCCGTAGCAGCTGGTGTCGGTTGCTCCTATACCCAAGTCAGTTCTGATTTTTCTCAAAGCAACTACAGCTCTTCTCGCTTGGAGCTGATCGAAACTCGCGCTCATTACAGGACTTTGCAGCAATACGTCATTGACAAATTGTGCCAACCAATTTATGAGCGTTGGATTGAAATGGGTGTGCTGTCAGGTGTCTTGCAGATGCCTGCCTTTGACATGGATCCCGATCGTTATTACGAGGCAAAATGGATTGCACCAGCAGCGCAATTTGTAGATCCGCAAAAAGAAGCTGAGGCTTACAAGTCAATGATTCGATCAGGGATCATGACGTTGTCTCAAGTTGTTGCCCTGCATGGTGGAGACTTTGAAGAGACCATGCGTCAAAGAGCCCATGAGCTTGCAACTATGGACGATCTTGGCATTGTCTTAGATTCTGATCCTAGTGCTGTTAACAAAGCAGGCCAAGCACAAAATCCACCTGTCGAGCAAACAGAACACCCTGAAATCCATGAGGAGGATGACTAATGGCTAACGTCAACGATTTGGAGCCAATTAAAAAAGACACAGAACCTAGTTATGATCCCGATAGCACGGAAACTATCGAAGACATGACTGAACGCGCTGCGCCTGATGCGCTTAAGACTGGAGACTTTGTTTCTTGGAGCAGCAGTGGCGGGACTGCTCGCGGGCGCATTAGCCGTGTTGAGCGTGACGGCAAAATTGATGTTCCTGACTCAAGTTTTACGATTACCGGCACGGCAGAAGACCCTGCAGCTTTAATCACGTTGTATCGCGACGGTGAGCCAACAGACAGAAAAGTTGGGCATAAGTTCAGCACTCTTACCAAGATTGCTGCAATCCGCATGTTTGAAGATACGGCGTTAACGCGGGCACACAGCACTGATTACGTCGAAAAAGAAGATCGCACAATTGAGTTTCCGTTTGCTTCAGAGGAGCCAGTTGAGCGTTACTTCGGCATGGAAGTGTTGGAGATGTCAGAAAAAGCAATGGATTTGTCTCGCTTAAATGACGGGGCTCCACTTCTTTATCAGCATGACGCCGATCGAATTGTTGGTGTTGTGCAGCGTGCATACATCAAAGACAAGCGCGGTTATGCCGAAGTCAAGCTTGCAAACAATGAGCTTGGTCGCGAAATGCAAGATTTAATCAAAGATGGAATTATTAGAAACGTCAGTTTTGGATACAAGATTAATGAGATGGAGGAAGATAAGTCAACTACTCCAATGACTTATCGGGCCACCTCTTTCCAGCCGTTTGAACTTAGTTTGGTGACCGTGCCAGCTGATCAATCGGTTGGCATCGGTCGCAGTTTTGACTCTGTTGAAACTGTGTCTACGGCCTCAGCCGTACCTACTACAACTCCTATTTCCATCATGGAAGAACAAACTCCAGACCTGGAGCTTCTTCGTGCTGAGGCCTCCGAGGCCAAAGCAAAAGAAGCCGCTGAAATGCTTGCCCTTGGTAAGCGCACTCACAACGTTGACCTTGCCCAAGAATTTGTCATGAATTCTCGCGGTATTGACGAACTTCGCTCCGCTCTTATTGAACAAATGGGTTCCAACGCCAAGCCCGTTGACACCACTGCTGGTGAAATCGGCCTTTCACAAAAAGAAGCTCGCAGCTTTTCTTTCCTGCGTGCCATCAACTACCTAAGCAACCCTGGCGATCGCGCTGCACGCGATGCTGCTGGGTTTGAAATTGAGGCCTCCGAAGCCGCTGCAGCCAAGCTTGGCCGTCAGTCTCGTGGCATCACTGTCCCGTCTGACGTAATGCGTCGTGACCTCAACGTTGGCACGGCTACTGCCGGTGGCAACCTTGTTGAGACTGAGTTGGATGCAGCCAACTTTATTGACCTTCTGCGTAACGCATCAGCACTGACTCAAGCTGGCGCAAGTGTGTTGACTGGCCTTTCTGGCAACGTCAACATCCCTCGTCAATCAGGCGCTGCAACTGCTTACTGGGTGGCTGAATCCGGTTCCCCAACCGAATCACAGCAAACCATTGATCAGGTTGCGCTTACGCCTAAGACCTGTGGCGCTTTTACCGACTTCAGCCGCCGTCTAGTCATCCAGTCCTCCATTGATGTGGAGAACATGGTGAGAGGCGATCTTGCCAAAGTGCTTGCTTTAGAAATTGACCGTGTTGGCCTTTATGGCTCCGGTTCGGCTAACCAGCCCTTAGGCCTTAAGGACACTACCGGTGTTCTGACTGAAGACTTTGCCGCTAACACCCCAACATTTGCTGAGGTGGTTGCGCTTGAGTCTGATATCGCTAGCGCCAATGCTTTGCTGGGCTCCCCTAAGTATCTGATGAACGCTGCAATGCGCGGCGCTTTAAAGACAGCAGAAAAAGCTGCCAACACCGCTCAATTCATTTTCACAAATGGTGAAGTGAATGGTTATGAAGCTGTAATTTCTAACCAAGTGGCAAGCAACGATCTTTGGTTTGGAAACTTCTCTGACCTGATCATTGCTTATTTCTCTGGCTTGGATCTAATGGTTGATCCTTACACTCACAGCACCTCTGGCACTGTCCGAGTGGTTGCGCTGCAGGATGTTGATGTGGCAGCCCGTCACGGTCAATCCTTTAGCCGTGGTAACAACACCCTCTGATTATGAAGATCAAGATCCGTAAGCAAGTTGTGCTATCGGGTCAGGTAGTTCGGATTGGGGAAGTCGTCGAGGCTTCCCTAGCCGACGCCAATATCCTGATCGGTAGTGATCTCGCAGAGGTTTACAACGAACCTCTTGAAACCGAACAACCCGTTAAACCCAAACGCCGGAGGAAGGCAACCAATGACGATCCAAAATCTGGGGACTAAAACAGAAATCCTCAACTTATTGCCAAGTGATGTGGTTACGGCCACAGGTGTTGGCTCTGTTGTTGATCTGCTCGATTACGAGGGCGACATTGCTGTCTCTCTTGACGCCGAAGCTGGTGGCGCTTCCGTCACCTATGCAGTCAAATTGACTGAGTGCGACACGTCCGGTGGTACTTACACCGACGTAAGCGGTGGTGGATTTACAACCACTGCTGCCAACACTGCTAAAACGCAAAAAATTAGTGTCAACACTAATTCAATTCAGCGTTTTATTAAAGTCAGTGTCACTGTTGCAGGCGGCACAGGCGCTGGCGCTATTAGCGTTATCGCAGTTGGCTCTAAGAAGTACGGCTGATCATGGCTCTTGAAGATACCTTCGCTTTTCTAAATACAGAAGAGTTTGGCACCACCTGCCAAATTGGCAGTGGCGCTAATTTTGTTGGTATCTTGGATTCGCCTGTGGATGTGATCGCGGGCGGTGTGGCTTTAAGTCGAGAGTATTTGCTAATGGCAAAAACTTCAGACGTAAGCTCTGCTGCTCGCGGCACTTCTATTACTGTTGCATCTGAGGCTTACACCGTCAGGGAAAACCGCCCTATCGATGATGGCCTGTTCTCTGAGCTTTTGTTGAGTAAGGACTAATGGCCGACACAAGGCGTGAATTGATTCTTGCTCGAATTAAAACGAACCTTGATTCTGCCACTGGCGTAACGGTTTACCGAAGCAGGGTTGAACCGTTGGCGCGTGGCGAAGTGCCTGCAATTATTGTTGAACCGGTAGCGGACCAACCGTCCGAGCAGTTTAGTAATAAATTGCAATGGACTTTAAGGGTGAGGGTCACGGTGCTTGTTCGAGCTGGCATACCTGATGATGTCTCAGACACTTATTCGCAACAGGTTCACAGCTTGATAATGGCTGATAGCACTGTCAACGGCTACGCTTTGGATATTGATCCGGATCGAGTTGATTTCAGCTTGTACGAGGCTGACGTCCCGTTGGGGGTTGTTAGTATGGATTATCTGGTCAAATATCGCTCAAGCCGCGTTGACCTGACATCAGCGTAGGGTTGGCTTGCGGAAGCAGTTAACTTAAACTGATGCAATAAACATCGCCCTTTTTCTGAGGCCTTACACATGGCAAAACTAGCCCGCGTGAGGTCTATCCTCGCCAAAACCGAGTCATCTTACGGATCTGACAGCACGCCTACAGGTTCAGCAAATGCGATTCAAGTTTCAGCTCTTGAAATCAACCCTGCTGAATCTGAAATCCTTTCGCGTGATTTGATCCGTAGCTATTTAGGCAACAGCCCTCAGCTGATTGCAAATACTCGCGTTAGCGTCACTTTTACGGTTGAATACTCAGGTTCTGGCGCTGCTGGCACTGCGCCCAAATATGGACCATTGCTAGAAGCTTGCGGGTTTAGTGAAACTGTTGTTGGAAGCACTTCAGTAACTTACGCGCCACGTTCAACACAATTTGAATCAGTCACGATTTACATTGACAGCGATGGCATTAGGCATAAGGTGACTGGGGCTCGGGGTTCTTTTGCTCTTAGCCTTAATGCAAACCAGATCCCGGTTTACAACTTTACGATGACTGGGCAATACAATGCCCCAACAGACACGGCGTCTCCAGCTTTAACGTTTAGCAATCAGGCTGACCCTGAAATTTTTAACGATACAAACACCACATCTTTTACCCTCTTTTCAGAGACTGGTTTGGCGTTGCAGTCTGCTGAAATTGATCTTGGCAATGAAGTTATTTACCGAGAATTGGTCAACTCAACCAAAGAGGTTTTGATTGTTGATCGTGCGGCAACAGCCAATTTCGTGGTTGAGTGCCCAACGTTGGCAGTAGCTGACTTCTTTGCTCTTGCTGTCGCTGGAACCTCTGGCAATCTAAGCATTGTTCACGGAGCAACAGCAGGCAACATTATTACGTTGACTTCTCCAGCAACTGGATTGTCATTAGGCAATCCAACGTATTCCGAGGACCAAGGCATTGTTATGTTGAACCTTCCTACTACTATGGTGCCAAGTTCGTCGGGTAACGACGAAATCACACTTGCTTACACCTAACCTGCATGGCTTTTGTCCTCAAGAAAGTTTCTTCTTACAAATGGCCTGTTGCCGTCGACGTTCCTGTCGATGGCGGCAAGTTTAAGAAGGAAACTTTTACGGCAATCTTTAAAAAGATGAGCCGCTCAGCTTTTAACGATTTAATTGAGCAAGGCGATGATGCTTTAATCAATGAGATTGTTGAAGGCTGGGAGGGCATTAAAGACGAAGATGGGGACGAAGTCGTTTACAGCGAAGAAGCACAAGCTGAGCTGTTTGACGATCCATACGTTTTGCGTGGTGTAATTTCTGCTTACACCGACAGCATTACGGGGTCACAAGCAAAAAACTAGAAGCCGCCGCTAAGCATTGGTGCGAAGGCGGCGGGGTTTTTGAAGAAAGCATTGATGACCTAATGGCCAAGGGCATGGACCCTGGCGAAATTAATGCAATGCGCAAAGCACGTAAAGCTGCGGATTTTGAAGTGTGGGAAGAGAACTGGGATATTGTTGCAATGTTCTTAAGATTGCAAACGCAGTGGAATGTCAGTATGGGCGGGGTTTCTGGATTGAATTACTCGTCGCTGGACTACCTCTGTAGACTGTATGAAGTCAAGGATCCTGTTGCTCTTTTTGAAGGGGTGCAGGTGATGGAACTAACCGCACTCGCCAGCCTGAACAAGAAGGACTCCTGATGGCCAAGGTTACAACCGACTTAACAGTTGTCATAAGAACCGCTGGCGATGCTGGTCTCGATAAATTAACGCGGACTTTAAACGGGTTAGGGCGACAGGCTAAAAGTGCTGCGGCTCCGTTTGATCAGATATCAAAAGAGCTAAAAGACGTTCAAAGAACGTCAAAAAATAGCATTGCAAACCTTCGGGGTTACAGAAACGCTTGGCGTGATATTACGCAGCAAGTTGAGATTGGCAGTGCTGCATTTAAAGAAGCTACTGCTGAGGCGGCAAGGCTTGATAAACAACTGCAAAAAGCTGAAGGCAGGAAAGCTGCAGGCGGAGGAGGAAGGCTTAGAGGAGCTGCTCAAATTGCAGGAACAGTTGCAGGCGCTGGGGTTTTTGGAGGCCCTGAAGGTGCAGCAGGTGCGTTGCTTGGGTCTATTGGCGGCACAGGTGGCGCTATTGTTGGCGGCGCTATTGGTGCCCAAGTTGGTCAACTTAGACAAGCTTTAGGGGCAACGGCCGAGTATGCAGCAAGCCTTAGCAAGCTTCGTATTGCTTTAAGAGGTGTTACCACAAGTGCAGTTGAGTATCAACAATCTCTTGCATTTATTGAAAAAAGCACAAAAACTTTTGCACTGCCTCAAGAAATAATTACAAGACAGTTTACAAAATTGCAAGCATCAGTCCAAGGCGCTGGTGGAAATTTAGAAGACACTAAAGTTGCTTTTAATGGAATTGTTGCAGCCGTTAGGGCTACTGGTGGTTCTTTGCAAGATATTGATTCTGCGTTAACAGCAACTTCTCAAGTCTTTTCTAAAGGTAAAGTATCAGCCGAGGAATTGAGACAACAAATTGGAGAAAGACTCCCAGGTGCGTTTACTTTGTTTGCAAAATCAATTGGAAAAACACCGCAAGAACTAGACAAATCTTTAGAAAAAGGTGAAGTTAGTTTACAAGACTTTTTAACGTTTACAAAAGCAATTTTTGAGCGTTATGGGAAAAATGCCGCTGTTATTGCTACAGGGCCTGAAGCAGCAGGCGACAGGTTAAAAGTTGCACTAGAGCAATTAAGCGAAACAGTCGGTCAACTTCTTGCGCCTATTGGTGCGTCTTTCCAGAATACATTTACGCAAATTGCAAATTCAATTAGGATTGCTTCGCAAGCTTTGATTGATTTCTTTAGTATTGGAGATGAAAATCGAAAAGACAAATTAGTTGTTCTTTTAAATGTAAACGAAGAGGCTATTAATAAAACAAAAGACGTTATTTCAAATTTTGAAAAAGAAATGAAAGCGTCTGGAGATTTTGGAGGAGCAAGGTCACGTTTGCTTGAATCGTCAAGAAGTTTGCTTGCTGAACAGCAAGGAAAGCAAGAAGAATTTGCTTTAGAATTAAATGAAATTATTGACAGGCTTACAAGAGATCAAACGTTAATAGCACAGCCAGATGAAGGGAACGGACTGGCTGGCATTTCTACCCTTAGCGGCGCAGACGGAGACGGAAGTGCCTCCAAGCTGTCTAAGTTTTATGGGCAAGCTCAATCAGAATTTAACAAATTTGTCAAAGAACTTGAAAGAGGAGACAAAGTGTCTCTCAGGCTTTTTACTCGCGCAACACAAAACAATGCATTGCTTAATACTCGCAACGAACTAGAGCAAATTAACACAAAATTTACAATTGACACTTCCAACGTTTTACAAAAATATCAAAACATTTTGGCTGGCAATCTTAGAGACGAAGCGCG